TGTCTTATTTCATGCACAATTTCAGCCATTTTTATAATAGGAATGATTTACTTCTATTATATGACAGATAAAAGTGCGATTGTAAAAGCATATAAATCAAAATTACCAACAGACTTGCAAAAAAGATATGAAAAAATCTCTGAAGAGAGATTAACAATCAGTTATTATGGTTATATATTTGGTTTTATTCTTTCTCTCTTTCTCATCTTTTATAACATAAAAATAAAGAAAGAAAAGATGTCTAAATGGGCTATTGTATGTCTTGTAATGGCTACATGTTTTGTAACAAACTATTTCTACTATATGCTATTTCCAAAATCAGACTGGATGTTGAATCATACAAATAATTCAGAACAAGTAAAAGCTTGGTTGCAGATGTATAGAGAGATGCAATATAACTATCATATGGGTATAGTGTTAGGAATTGTTGGTGTAGGTGTATTAGCACTTGCATTCCACATCAACCTTTGAGAAAGGTTGAACCAAAATATATTTCTATCAAGTTCATTTTTATACAAGATTAAGCTGTAAGTTTGGTTCCACCTTTTTTAAAAGTGGATAAAAAGGTATTTAAAGATAATATTATATTATAATACAATACAATATAATATAATATGATTAGCATGTTAAAAGGTAGTTTAATACTGTTTTTACTTAGTTTTTGCAATAGTTTTAACATAAAAAAACAAGTTTGTATAAATTGTAAGTTAAATATTTTAAAACCTAATAAAAAGAGTAACTTAATGAATCTTTTCTATTGTCGTACAAATGATTGTATTTACGGAAGAAAAGGTAATTTAATGAAGTTAATAGATCCAAATCCATTAGAGTATTCTAATACAGAAAAACAACCTGATAAAGAAAAACAACCTGATATAGAAAAACAATCTGATAAAGAAAAACAACCTGATAAAGAAAAACAACCTGATATAGAAAAACAACCTGATACAGAAGAAGACAAAGTCACAGAACAGATCACCGAAAAGGAAATTGATAAAGAAATTCAAAAGTTATGTGAAAATTACGACACCTTGATAGATCGTATAAAAACATATAAGAAAGCAAAAATTAGAAAGTTTATTCAAAAAGTATACGAATCTGTTAATAAACAATTAGATGAATATAATTAAAGCTAGATCCAATAGTATTTGGAACACAAAATTTTTCAAATGCAAAAGGGTATAAATTTACAATATATAGGCCTCGAACTGAAGTTAGTATACATTATATATATTTATCCCAATAAATATACTTATAATAAAGAACAATTATAAAAGTTTTTTATGAATAAATATTTTAAATACTTATTTAATATATTTTTACATATTTCTAGTATCAGAATAATCGTTTTCAATCATATTCATCAATTGCTCTCTAGTTAATAATCTTTTTTCCTTTAATAATAGAGCCGCCTCATATATAAAATCTTTAGAGTTTTCAATAATTAATGATGAATAAGTATACGCTTCTTGGAGCAACTTAGTAATCTCATTATCAATTATTTCCTTATATTTTTCACTATTACTTGGATAAATAACTTTATCTCCCATACCATAATAGGTAATCATTTTATTTGCTAATCCATGTGCCTCCTCAAAGTCAGAAATAGCCCCCGTACTGACTCCTAAATGTCCATAAAATAGTTCCTCAGCAATGCGTCCACCAAGTAAAATCATTAGATGTTCAAATAAAGTATCACGACTATAAAAATTAGAATTAGATTTTTCAAATAATGTGTATCCAGGTGACTTTGGAGATGATAAATTAATAATAACTTTCTTTACTTTTGAATGATTTTTAGACATTAAACCTACTATCGCATGTCCCATTTCATGCACACAAATTTTATCTAGCATTTCGTCAGTAAAAATATGTTCAGATGGTTGCCAACCAACCAACACTTTATTGTAAACAAGATCTATATCTTCTTGTGTAAACTTTTCACGATTATATCTCAACGCATGTAGCATTGCTTCATTCAATAAATTTTCAATTTGTGCCGCAGAAAAACCATTTGTTATTTCTATCAAATCATCATCTATAATATCATTATCACGAGGTTTACCTGTTAAATGTATTTTAATAATAGCTCTTCTAGCAACTTCATCAGGATTACCTATAAAAATACGCTTATCAATACGTCCGGGTCTCAATAAAGCCGGATCCAATAAATCCGCACGATTTGTCGCACCAATAATAAAAACTCCGGCTTTTGTTTTGAATCCATCTAGAGCAACCAATAATTCATTTAATGTGCTGTCTCTCTCTGCAGAAGACATTTCTTTATCTGAACCTCTACTTCTTCCTAATGCATCTATTTCGTCAATAAAAATAATACATGGAATATTTTTTTCTGCTAATTGAAAAAGTTCACGGATTCGCGCAGAACCAACACCAACATACATTTCTTGAAATTGCGAACCAGATACTGCAATAAATCCTGTTTTTGCCTCGCCTGCAAGCGCTTTTGCCAAAAGAGTCTTACCATTTCCTGGTGGTCCTTCAAAAATAAGACCCTTTGGAACACGCACATTAAATTTAGAATACTTTGTATAATTTTTTAAAAGATCAATACATTGTGAAAGCTCTTCTTTAATTAAAGTATAACCTCCAACAGAAGTGAAATTTGTTTCATTATCTACAATTACTTCAAAATTATCAGACTTTTTATTTCCATTACCCTTTCGTTTTTTTTCAAAAAAGTTATCCATTTCGTTATTACCATTTTCTTCAAAATTAAATAATGGATTTATAATTTGTCTACCAATAACTATGCGAATAGTACCATTCTCTCTATTCAAATAGTCATTTCCTAATATTTCATTATTTTGTTCTGTATTATTTCTAGAATTTAATCGTTTAATAGAATTTTCATAATAATTTTTTGAAAAAGGATATTTTTTTCGGTTTAAAAAAAAGTCTCTAAATTCTTTTGTTTCTTTATAAGTATCTGTCGTCTGATTCTTGATGTTGAAATATTTTTCATAATGAGGTCTAGAGAGAGGATATTTAAGATCTTTATATATATGATATTTATAACTTGGAAAAAAACCTCGGACACATGAAAGAATAGAAATAAAACTATACAATAATATTTTCATTTAATTAATTAGTAAATCTTATTTTTATATCTTATTTTTGAATTATAATATGTATAAAATATATATTATGAAAAATATGTTAAATAAAAACTTTATTTGGATACTCATAATAGTGATTCTATTAGGCGGAGGATACTTTGCTTTCAATAATAATGAAGGAATGTCTTTAGAACGTTTATGTTATACTAGAGAATCTGATGGTGCCAAAATATGCACAAAAGGAGATACATCTTGTATATATTTTTCAGATGGCAGTTCAAAATGTACTCAAGGAAAACGTACTTGTGATCAGTTTACTAGCTGTGCTGAATGTACTGATAAAAATACTAAACAATTTGGCAGTGATTGTTATTGGAATAATGCTGAAAGTAAATGCGGACCTAAATTAGAAAAAGGATACTCGCCCTTCTGTAAAAATAAAAATAAAAATAATGATGAAAAAATGTCTTATATACCGGTGATAAGTTTGTTACCGACTAGCTCACTTTCAAATTCAGCACCATCTAATTATTATTCAATGTAATAATATATATTATACAAAACGACTTAAAGACAATACTATAATATAGTATGTGAGTGGCTCCATACAGCAAATCATCAAAAGTTTTTCTTATTCAAAAACCATAATGGAGCCAGTAACTAGTATCGGATTGGCGCAGAGGAAGCGTACCTGGCTCATAACCAGGGGGTCGGTTGATCGAAACAACCATCCGATATTTTTATAACTTCCTTGCAGCAATTACAAAAAACGTTTTCTTATTAAAAACCAAATTTTAAAAAAGGGAAGTTGCAAACACAAGTGCTTTGATAATTTAACGGAAAAATAGTCGGCTGTTACAGTTTATCTTACCATAAATGCTGTTACCGACCAACCTAGGTTCGACTCCTAGTCAAAGCGTTTTTAATTTTATACTATTACAAAATTAAAAAACTTACATATTATGTTCATATTTCCATACAAAATTTTTAACACTACTAATTTTACCATTACAACATTGAGAAATATTAGTTTTATGACCATTAATACTTTTTGCTGCTTCTGAACATCCATTAAATGTATTTAATAATTTACCATCTATACTAAATTGTAAAACTTTATATTTTTTTCTAGATTTTGACATGTTTTCTTTTGTCTCTTTACTCATCTTTTTACCTTTAAGTGAATCACTTATTTTTCTTTTAGTTTCATCTGTATGAGGTTTACCTAGTTGTGGTTTACTATAAACTCTATCAACTTTATTTTTAAGTGTTTCTGATATTTTCCTTTTTGTCTCTTCATGTTGTTTTCCACTATTTCCACCTTTTCTTAAATTATAGCCATTTGGAACCAGTGTATTATATTTTTCTATATAGTCAATTTCAAATTTATTTAAGTCTTCATCAAAACAAACACATATTAATTTAAAGTCAAATGTATCTATACCATATTTTTTTATCGCATTTTTTAAATAACGACAATTACTATTTGGTTTAAAATGATCCTTCCATCTGTCTTCTAAATTTTGAATAGTTTGACCTATATACATTTGTTTCGTTTCTTTATTAACAATTTTGTATATAAAACCCATAATATAATAATAATAGATATATTTAAATTATTATTATACACAATTATTATTAACCACTAGTAGCCTTCTGAAAAATCTTAATACATTCCCAAATCTTTGCCGACTCATCAATTGTAAATGCACCTCTCTTTTGTGCCAAATTTAAAAAAGCAACCATCACATTTAATGACGTGTTTTCATCAGCAACAGGTATATCCACTAGTTTCACTTCCTTTATCTCAGGTTCTTTATTAGGTTGCAAATCCATTTATATATTATTATTTAAATACTTTTTAAATTGTTTTAAACCACCTTTATTAATCCACCTTTTCTCATTTCAAACGCCCGATTTAAACATATTTATAATCACTTAAAAATTTCATTATTTAATTATATAATGAAATTTTTACATTATTTATTATTTATAATCAATATTACTAAAGTTGAACTTTATTTTATTCAAAACCAATACAAACCAATATGTGAAAATTGTAAATTTTTCAATCCAAATAAAAATGAATGTAGAAAATTTGGAGATGTTAATATAATTACTGGTAAATATAGTTATGAATCTGCTGTTAGTGTAAGAAATGATGAGGATAAATGTGGAGAATATGCGTTTTTATTTGAAAAAAATAATTTTAAATTTATTACTATTCCTTATTATTTTTTATTAGAAAATGGTAAATTAATTTTTATTTTAAGTTATAATTTTTTCCCCTTTATTCTATGGTATATTTTTACAAAATAATAATTTACGAGCATTTTAATTGAGAAAAGGTGTAAAAAGGTGGAGCCAAAACCAAAAATTTTACTTAAATAATTGTCTTCCTAATTTGGCTCCACCTTTTCTAAAGGTGGTAAAAAAATTGATTTTTAAAAATAGCTTAAAAAGAAATATACACTATAGCTAATTATGTCCACAATCGTTTCAGATCTATTTATTAATCAATCAGTTGTCTTTCATCAGCCATCGGCAGAAAAAGTGGAGCAAACTGTAGATAAGTTATCAGAAACTTTGGATCTTACCTCTGCAGCACCTTTTGACTCCACCTTTCTCAAAGGTGGAAGATTTGGTCTCCTTTCTTTAAAGGCAATTTCGTGCCCTCTTACTGAAGTGGAGCAAGATTTTATGTTTCAAATTGATTGTTCAGGCTCTATGTCGGATATATGCTCAGATGATCGCTCCAAGATGCAGCATATTCTTCATACACTAAAAAATATGATTCTTTATTTCAAGGAAAATCCAAGTTTGAATGTGTATGTCACTATTCATGCATTTGATGATAATATATTCAAAATTGTTGACCGAACACTAATAGATGTTATGACTTATGATTCAATTATTGCGAAAATTAATACTATTACACCGCGCGCTTGTACAAATATAGAAAAAGCACTACAGGATACGAAGGAATATATGTCGCAATTATTGGAACAATATCCAACCACAAAAAAGACTCATATATTCATGACAGATGGACAAGCCACTGTTGGAAATTCTAAACATACTTATCTTCGTGAATTGGTAGATAATACAAACAATAATGTATTTATCGGTTTTGGTATAGACCATGATGCAACATTATTAAACGTGGTTAGTCAAGGCGAAAAAAGTAGTTATTATTTCATAGACAAGTTGGAAAATGCTGGCCTTGTTTATGGAGAGATTTTACACGGAATTGTTTACAAGTTTTTAGAAAATGTAGAAATTTCTATTACTGATGGTCTTATTTATGACTATAATACAAATACATGGAATTCTACTCTTATAGTAGGTGATGTCGCTAGTGAAAGCAGTAAGTTTTATCATGTGGTTGGTGATACTACTTCAGTAGTCAAAGTTACTGGAAAAAGTTCTGACACTGGTATTGATATTTTTGCATTTGTTCCTATACAAGAAGAACCAGCAGATCTTACAAAATACATCTATAGACAACGTACCCAGCAAATTTTATTTAAAATTAATAAGCATAATAAAGGAAAACATGATTCTACAAATTATCATTTAATTAGAGAACAAGAAAAAAATTTAAAGACTGAAATGCAAGAATTCTTTGATGAGTTGAAAAAATACATGTCAGATAATAATTTAACAGATGATGTTCTTTTGAAAAATTTGTGTGATGATATTTACATCTGTCGCAGAACATTTGGAACAACATATGGAGACATGTTTTGCACAGCTAGAGGTAACTCTCAAGGACAGCAAAGAGCGTATAATGCAACACATTTGCCTGAAAGGTGTGTACAAAGAAATAATGCCATTTATAGAAGCAGTAATAGAATTTATCAACATAAATATGATTATGAAGATAAAGATGAAGAAGATGAAGATGAAGAAGATTTTGATGGACTACATCATGATATATCAGACGCAACGGATACACCTTATCGTACACAAACAATGACACAAGTAATGCGTTCAGTTAGTGCTAATATATTTCAAGTAGATAATGAAGATGATGAAGAAACTCAATCTGCATATTAATAAATAAATAATAAATTCAATAAATAAATAATTTTTTTTATACACCTTTTAACATTTAAAACGCCGATTATGTATAACAAAATAATTTAAAAATAACAATATAATATTATTAATGAAGCAAAAATATTATATTGGCGAATTAGAATTTAAAACCAAAAAAGAGTGTGAAGATTACACAAGAAACATCATAAATAATTTAGGTTGTTGTATAATAAATAAAGACCATTCATATTTTAATTTTTTTAATAATTTAATTCAAAATCATCCAGAATGCGATAATAAAAAAGGTATTGGTATAGATTATTTTTATATTCAACCTAACCCTTTAGTTAAAAAATATTATCAAACGATGATAAAAAGATTAGATGGAAGCGAAATAGATTTTAGTTGGGTTTATTGTTGTCAATTTAAAGAACGAACTACGAGTGATGATTTGTTAAGGTCAATGAGAGAAGCAATTAAATGTGATACGATTAAATATAAACAAAAACAAGGTAAATTAATTTGTAATTTTTGTAAAACCGAAAATGAACTTTACGAAAATTATCACGTAGACCACTATAATCCATCATTTAAAACATTAAAGAATAAATTTTTACAATTAACAAAAAAACAAATACCATTATCATTTGGAGATTGTAAAATATATAAATTAACTATTTTTAAAGACGAAGACGAAGATTTTAAAAATGAATGGGTTGATTATCATAATAGAAATTGTAATTTTCAAATATTGTGTAGAGATTGTAATTTAAGAAAAAATAAAACTTAATCGGCATTTTAAATGTTAAAAGGTGTAAAATAATTATATTTTATAAAAATAATAAAAAAAATTATTTTTTATTATTTACACCTTTTAACCTATCAAATATAACTATATATTATTATTTGTACAATCATTTTTAATGTTCCAAAGCTTTTGCCAAACACTACTAATAAGTGATGGTCTATCTTGAACTTTTATTTTAAATGGACATGTATATTCTGGCTTCATTTTCATTGCAACACAAGGATTACAAGGACATTTTGTAAATAAAAATCCAGGAATAATATTTTCTAGATT